TTTATCTTTTGATTGATGTGTGGAACATCCCATCCAACCATTACAGTTCTTGTAGCAGTCTGCTTCTGTCCGTTATAGCTGAACTCAAATGTACATGTTACATTTTCATGATTTATTCCGTAAGCTGCTGTCTTATCTTTATTTACATAACTTACGCTTCCATCATTTGTAATTACAGACTCTTTACTTGATTTTATAACCTTAACAGTAATTCCATCTGAGTCAAGATCATGATATGATTTGATTTTCTCAAGAGCTAGGTCAGCTGCATTGTTTGTAGTACCATATTTTGCAATGAGTGCACCAAACTCGCTTTTAAACTTATTTACAACGGGTGTAAGCTTATCCACAGGTGCTGGTGGAGGTGTTACCTCAGCATTCTTCTTAAGAGTTATCACCTTTTCGAAGTCTTCCTTTGAACCATCTGGCGTAAACTCCTCTGTCTTTGGCTCATATCCATCCTTTGACACCTTTACTGTTGTCTTTCTGTTCACATAGAGTTTATACTTGCCACTTGCATCTGGCGTTACCTTAACAACCTCTTTAACAGTTTCCTCTGCAAGGTCATCGTAGCTTTCATCCAAATACGACACCTCAACCTTTGGGTTTTCAACAGTTGTTCCGCTCTCATCCACAACCTTTACAGTCATCTTTGGATAAAGCACCGCTGCATGTGAATTCATAGGCAAAGCCATGCTAGTCATAAGCATTGCCATAGTCAGTACGATTACGAGCAATTTACTGCTCAGTCTCTTCACACTTTCCATTTTCTCTCCCTTCAATAAAATAAAATTTGCCTCAAAAAATGGGCTGTGAAATATCACAGCCCGTTTTTCCATGATTGATTGCCTGATTCCGTCTCTCGCAGTATCAGGACCTTCCTTGTAGCTACCTGACTCATGCTCTAGCATTCACAGTGGCGGGACCGTCCAGGAGTTTAACCTGATTGGCATACAAAGAATCATATATTGTCATCTAAATTATATCTAAATCAACTGTATTTTGTCAATAATCAAAGTCGTATTTTCGGCTATTTTTCAATGTATACATTGATTTACACATTAATAAATAACTCGTATATATTTATCAAATATTCTGCATGGGAGATTTCTACCCTCTGCATATTCTTTTGATACTGACTCGTTGAAGTTAAGCATAAGCTCCCTATCGTCTTCACCTATCACTTCATCATCTGAAGCATATACAGCTCTATCGTTTACTGCTATGGCTTCAAATAGTAATCCTGCTGAATTAGGGAAAGCTTCTTTGATTTCATCAACTTTAGTGATTGCTTTCTTAGTTAAAGTTTTTAACACAGCAATAATTTCTTTGTTTTCTGTTACTACTTGTTTCTTCATGAACCATTTACCTAAGTAAGCAAGTAAGTTCTCTGGAGAGTCTTGTAATAAGAAACGAGATACAGGTAGAATTCCTCCGAAATTTTTAACTGCGTAAGTAATTTTTTCAAATACTTCTGCGTTCATTTCTTGGATTTCTCCTAGTTCAGTAATGTTAGTAAGTCCAGTTAATTGACTTGTTTTTTCATATACTTCACTACCTGATGGAACTACTACTGAACGAACATCAACGTAATTTTTTAATGATACGAATGAACGTCTATACTCATTAATTGCAGTTCTTACATCTTCTGGTACTAAGTAACCACCGTTTTCTCCTTCTGATTCTTTAAGTGGTCCAGCTGCATTTACAATACCAGATTTAATATAGTTTTTAACAGCTACTAATCCAGTTTCTTCTTTTGATTCTTCATGTAAATCAACAACTTTATCATCATGTTTTAGTGAAATTAAGTTTTGAATTTGGTTGATTTCTTCTGTATATCCTTTAATTTCTTCCATTAATGAGTTCGCTAACTCAGTTTCTTTATTGTTAATAGCATTTTCTGCCATAGTTACTTTTTCTGCTTTTAATTGCATTAATTCTCTTAGTTTTTTATTCATATTCATCTAGATTACCTCCAAAAATTCTAAATATTGTTTTGCTCGCTCCGTTTGATATTCATAGTTTTCTTTAATCAATTCTTTTGGAGCATTTTTAAATTTGTGTGCTTGTTCTTTAGTTAAGCACGCTGCCATTTTAACTGGCTCTGAAACTTCATCACAAAGGCCTAAGTTGAAACACTCTTCTGCATTTAACCAGCTTTCTTTGTTCATTAGTTCTCTGATTGTAGTTTCATCTGTCTTATCTTTAACTTTTGCAAGATAAGTATTTACTATCGTGTCATTGATATGATCTAAATCATCCGCCATTTTTCTTAGGTCATTTGCATTACCATATAATCCAGTCCATGCGTTGTGAATCATCATCATTGCATTTTTTGGCATTACTATTTTATCCGCCCCCATTGCTATTACTGTTGCAATCGAAGCAGCTAAACCGTCAATATATGCTGTAACAAAGCCTTTATGGTTCTTGATTAGTGTATGAATTGCTTGACCGTCAAACACATCTCCTCCGTTTGAGTTAATATGCAAGTCTATTGATGTATTTTCTCCTAGACTCTTTAATTCCTCTGCGAATAATTGTGCTGTTGACTTGTCTTCCCACAACTCATATCCAATGTCAGAATAGATGAAAATTTCTGCCTTACCTTCATTTAAGGCTTTAATCTTCCACTTCTTCACTACTTTTTACACCTGCCTTCCACAGTTGATATTCTTTAATTGTGTCTACTGGAGCATAGTTTAACGACATGAATCGCATTTCTCCATACTCGTTATCTATCGTTGACATATCCTCTGAACGTAATATGTCGTTGATTGTGTAAACTCCGACATGTTGCATTTTCTCGTAAAATTCTGCTCGTGATTTTTGGTCCGCTCTTAATTCTGCTTCCATATTGAATTTGAAATAATATCCACGCTTTTTATCTAGTTCTGTTAGTATCTTAGAATTTAACTCAGATTCAATATTAGTAACGTAAGGTAACATAACGTTTTTCACATAGTCCATTGATTGTGTTAGTGCGTTAGAGTGAGTTAAGCCGCTATAGTCTCCGTATTTATACGGTGGAACTTTAAATATACTTGCAATTTCTGCCTTGTTATATTTCATTGTTTCAATAAACTGTGCGTCAGATTGTGGTATCCCAACACTTTGATAATCTATATCTGGGTTTAATATAGCTACGTTATTGTTCTCAAGGTGCTTTTTCCATGATTCCGCAACTGTTTCTTTGTTTTCGGTTGTTAATGGTGTACGTGTTGACTTAAGTATTGCAAGCGGAATACCTTCCCTTTTGAATAAATTAGAAGCCATTTCACGCCCTTTTTGGTTACCTTGAATACTTTCCCTTAATACTTGTACAGGAGAGCGTCCTATTAATCCGTTAATCGACAAGTTTTTAAAATGTAATAGTTCTTCTGCGTTTAACACAACTGCTTTACCTTTATACATTGTGTGGTACGTTACAGTGTTAGTTTCTGCGTTGTATAATACTTTTGTTTCTCTAGGATCTAGCGGTACGATTTCTTTTACTTGTCCTCGCTTATCTATTTCTAGATAGTGATAACTATTTCCCCACAAATTTAATTGTGTCATTACTAAGTGTTTCCACTCGAAAGAAGTCATGTTCCTATTTGGTTGATCCTTAAGCAACGGATATGCTGTGTGATGTTTCGCTTTTTCCACTGTTCCGTTAACATCTTGTAATAAGTTCAGCGGGTATTTTGCTAAGTCATCAGATAAAACCTTTACTGAGCTATACACTTCAGATGTATTAATAGCGCTCTCTTCATTAATAGTATTTCTGCTGCTATTAAATATGTTTAAAAACCAGTCTGACGGATTTCGTAAATCACTTAATTCATTTCCACCTGTCGGTGTTTTATTTCTAAATATCATCCTCTTTTCTCACCTCCTTTCAAAGCTAAAGTTGTCTTTCTAAAACATAGCTACACAACATTAAGACTGCTCCTAACACTATGAAACCTATTGTTTTACAAAATAAAAAGCCTGCGTACACAAAAGACACAAGGCTTGTTAAGAATAATAATCCTATTAATATTTGTAATAATGTTTTCACTAGAAACTAAATTCTCCTTTATCTATCATTTCATTTAAGTCATAGCTTATATTGTCACTGTACATTGCACGTGTAAAAGCAAAAATACCAGCCGCTGCCATATCTATCCTATCGCTAGACTTTTTCTTGTCTAACATGATGTTATCTTGAGCATCTGATTTTGTTACAGCATTACCCATACACCATGTGAGAGCTTTGTTTCCGTCATGATGTATTTTGCCTTCGTAAACACATTCTCTAAAATGTTTTGTTGGTTCATTAAGCGTAAGTACACCTTGACGTATTTCAACCATTAGATAACCTAACTTTTCCATTGTCTGAGACCATTGAGTAGCGTTGTAAGGATCATAACAAACTTCTTGAACGCTATATTTATTTCTCAACTCCTCAATATAATCAATTACAAAATCATAATCGATTACTTCTCCTGGTGTCTTAACAATCCAACCTTCCTCTACCCATTGAGAGTAGTTAACACGGTCTGTATTCATACGTTGAAACAACATATCTTCTGGCATAAAACCTTTACTACGTATTGCGTATTTATCATCACCTAATACGAATATAGAAGTAACCGCTGTTAAGTCTAACCTTTTTGATAAGTCAACTCCCACAAAGCACGGTTTACCTTCTAGTTCATCATCTGATACTTCGCAAAGCTTCCATTTTCCCATGTCCATATATTTATTTTCTGGAGCATTTACCCAGATATTCATATTCTTTGTTAAGAATTTAGACATTGTTTCCGGCTTATCAAGGGCTTCTTTTAATCTTTCACGTAAGAATTTTACACCCTCCGAATAACTAGCTAATATTGGATTAGCTTTTAACCAATTTGACTCATCTTTTATATCATCACCTTTATCTAACTCACACACCATAGCGTAATAACCGTTATTTTCAACTGGATTATTAGGATCTAATAATTTACTAACATAATCATATTCAGTTGAGTAACACGGATTGTTTAAATTGAATCCTGCTGTTGTAATAATGACTATCAAGGGTTGACTTCTCGCACCTTGTCCAGATTCTATTACGTCTAGTATTTCATCTGTAGGGTGTGCGTGATACTCGTCCATTGCTCCTACCTGTGGGTTAAATCCGTCCGCTGTTTTCCCAGAATCACGAGAAAGAGCCATAATATAACTGTTACTTTTCTCATGTTCAATTAAGCTACGTGTGATTTTAAATCTATTTCTGATTTGACTACCTTGTATTTGTGCTTTTATTTCTTTAAACACAATGTTTGCTTGGTCTCGCTTTGTTGCTCCTATATATGCTTCTGATGATGATTCTCCAAAAGCGGATATTTCATAAGATAAACAACAAGCTACATCTTGTGATTTAGCGTTCTTACGTCCTACTTGATAGTAAAACTTTCTAAATCTTCTTATACCAGTATCTTTATGAATCCACCCATAAATGTTAGACCAGTTAAATATCTGAATCGGAGCAGGATCTATATTTTGTCCAGCTAGTTTACCTTTAGTGTGTTTAAATAATGACATCCATTCTAAAAAATTCATAGCTTTATCATCATCAAAAATAAAAGGAAACTCTTCAGTTCCCTCTCTTTCTAAATCTTTTATAAATCTTAAACACGCCCATTTCTCTTTTTCACAAGCTATTCGTTCTCCATCAACTGCTTGTCTCGCCCACTCCTTCATTGCATCTTTTAACATTATAAATTAGCAAACCTCTCTTTAACAGGATCTACTGGAGCTTCCGAATAAGCTTTGTCCATAGCAATTTTCGCCCTTGCTACTGGTGTTAATCCTAGTTCAGATTGTAGAGATTTGAGTGTGTTAAATAAATCTTTTTGTCTAATCAGTAATGGATGTTGTCCAAGTCCATAATCTTTAGTTCGTTCTGCTTCAACTAATTTACCATGTCGTCTAAGTTCACGTTCTGTTTCTTTGTTATAACCCTGGTCTGTCATTAATCCATCACGTTGTATAATCTGACTACAGTCTACGTATTTTTCGTAAGTGTCACAATAAATAGCTAACACGTGTAAGTCAAGATTATTTAATAAGTCTATTGAGTCCGCTTGTGCAACTATAAACCTAAATTCTTTCTTTGCTAAGTCACCTAACCACTTAGGCGGCTTTAGTTTATCTTTTGGTAATTTTAACTCGGATTCTACTTGTTTTCTAGCCTCTAATTTTTGTTTTGAAACACCTTGTCTTTTTCCACTCAAAACCTTGAGAGACATTGGTTCTGCTTTCCTTGCCAAAATCATCACCACCTTTCTAAATTTACCTTATTTGAAAAAAATAATTAAATGCATTTTGCGTACAGATGAGGGGCGCCCGCTCCTGGGGAAATTGGTCGTCCGAGATTTTTCACGGGGGGTATCCCCAGGAAATAACCACCCCTACTTCTTGTAATGCTCAATCTTGTTGTGGCACTCTCTACACACACACTCGAGGTTGCTCATCTCAAGTCGCTTATCCCAATCTGTTCGTACTTCTATCTTGTGATGTACCAGGTTAGCTAGACCTCCACACATGCTACAAGTGAAACAGTCACGCTTCAATGCCTGCTGTCTAGCTTCCTTCCACTCTTTACTTCGATAGAACTTCATGACCTCGTCATGCTTACGTTGGTCATTGTAATATTTGTTTTGTGATTGTTTATGTTTATCACAGTATGTTCCCTTACTGATAAGAGTTTTACATTTATGATGTTTACATTCCTTCATTCATTCACCTCAAAATAAAAAAGAGATAGATATTTTATTTCTATCTCTCATTTTATAATCTCTGATACTATTATTATAACATAGACAAACCCGACAAACCCGACAACTTTTTATGAGTTTAAAATATAAAACAATTTATCCTTAAGACTTTGTAATCTTCTTTCTACAGTTCTTGTATGGTAACATACTTCGGTTGCTACTTCATCTACTGTTAGCTTATATGTGTAACGGAACTTAAGGATCTTCTTGTCACGTACATCTACTAAGCTATGTTCTAATCTATCTACACATTTAATAGC